GATTCTCTTGCAAATTGATTGATATTGTTTTTTACTCATTTTTCACTCCATGTGTTGGTTAAGACAGGGCAAAAGCCCTGTTTCGAGTATTGAACTCTCGTCAGTTAACCTTCCAGTTTTTCTAATTCATCGACTATCTCTGACTCCCTATTTCCCCATAGTTCTGACTGTTCGTAATCAGAGTCGTAATCAGGGCTGTCTGGGTCTTCGTTGATGTAGTTTTCTTTCTGCACCAAGACTTCTTCTAACTCATTTTGTAAGACAATTCTCCTGAGAACAATATTGACGAATTCATAAGCATATGATTCACCAAGGTGATTACGTCGCTTAATGTCTGCTGTAATATGTGGAATTGTTCTCTCCCTGCCTAATTCAGAGTACAGGGCTGTCCAATGGTCGAGACTGAGAGTAATCAGTTCTTCTATCGACTCGAACTGTCCTTTGATGATGTGTTTTAGTGTTTCCATTTTTAACTCCATGTTTGTTGTTTGGTGGGTAATTCCCATGCCTTATATTACCACTGTTTACCACTGTTTACAACAACTATTTTGAAGATAATGTGGTTAAAATCAAATTAAATGAACCAGAGGGAAACAATAAATCAGTACAGGAATTGAAACAATCTGGGTGAAACTATATATATAAGGATGAAAATCCAATCACGTATCAAACTCAACAAACCAAGGGAGGGTAAGTGTATGTACCTATTCACCGCCCTGCTTTAATGGGTTCTCGTCGAGAGATAAGGGTCATGGTAGGGTCATGTAAGGGTCATCGTAGGGTCATGGATGACCCTTGGTAGGGTCTTCTGCACCACATTATAAGTAAAATGTTGTTCAGGCTCTCGTCGAGAGAAGGTTGGATACCTTATTATATGGTCACTCTCGGTCAAGATGGCATGGAATCATGGTGGTTCACAGTCGGTGACATGGGTGCGGTAAAACAATAATGTGCCGTCGGTGACCCACCCAGTCGATGGGGTGGGGCGGTACACCCCCGTGTTATACCATATTGTTATATTTCAGGTAAAATAAACAGGTTGACAAAGATTACAGAGATTGTGTAAGATCGAGTATGATAAAATTCATTGTTGGTTTCATTTTGGGATGTCTTTTCACCTTTTTAATTTGCGGTATCACCTTGATGATTCGTGACGATAATGAGGCAAAGAAGATGAGGCATCGTCGCATGAACAGGACTGGTAGTCCTTGGAACCGTAGCGTAGGAGATAGATAAATGGCATTAAATATTAGTGAGATAGTTGAGGTATTCGGTAATGAAATGAAAGAAGATGATAAGTTAGCAACTTACTATTCAAGTAAAAAATTTATAAGCCACAGCTTTGGTAAGAAGAAATGGAACAAAGTAAAGCACCTGACTCCAAAAGAATTTATAAATAATGCTAAATCTATGGATGGTATAGGTAGGATAACTTATGTAGCTGGTAGTCGTAAATTGCATGATGATGGACTTTGTGATTGCCATTGCTGCAAGCAGTGTGTATGGCACGGTTATATTCCCAGCGCAGCAGAGATTTACCAGCAACAGGTAGATATTAATGCAGAACAGGGTTTAACCGAAAAATACAAGCTAATAGATGATATTATATGGTTACTATATGATAAGACGCATGGTTTCTGACTGGATGAATAACGTGAAAAAGAGTTTATTGGTGGAATCGTGGTGTTGATTTGCGAATGCTCGATCTATTTAGCGGAATCGGTGGATTCAGTCTTGCCGCCCAATGGGTATGGGGAGACGATCTGGAAATTATCGGATTCTGCGAAATTGAGAAATATGCTCAAAGGGTACTGCAAAAGAATTTCCCCGGAGTACCCATTTATGAAGACATTACGAAATTAGATGGCAAAGACTTCAAAGACGTCGACCTCATCACAGGGGGGTTCCCATGTCAAGACTTATCGTCAGCGGGAAAAGGAGCTGGAATTGAAGGGTCACGATCCAGTCTTTGGTTTGAAATGTGGCGTATCATTGGCGAAGTACGACCAAAGTATGCGCTCATTGAAAACGTCCCAATGCTCGTTATTCGGGGAGGCACAAGAGTTATTGCTGATCTTGCCGAAATCGGGTATGATGCATCTTGGGACGTTGTATCAGCTTCAGACGAGGGAGCATGGCATAAAAGAGCGAGAATTTGGATTGTTGCCTACCCCAACTGCGACGGAACGAAGCGGAACGAATCCAAAAACGGGGCGTGGAGAAGGTCTGAGCAAAGTAGTGAAGATGTTCCCGACGCCGAGAGCGAGGGATACAAACGAAACGGTGGAGAATTGGGACAAGAGACGCGTATATCAAGCGGAAAAAGGGGTAAATCTCCAAAAAAGTTTGAGAATCGAAATATTAAAAATGGAAAGGCAGAAATTTCCGACTCCACAAGCATCGGATTATATCCAGAAAAAGACAAGCAAATCGTGGAAGGCGAAGGGAGTAGTGAATTACAGCCTGTCGAATCCAGAAGTTACAGGAGTGACCAATGGACAGTTGAACCCAACGTGGGTAGAGTGGCTCATGGGGTTCCCGATAGGATGGACGGATATTGGGACAGAGAGCCAGACATCCCAAGAGTTGCAACAGGACAAGCAAACAGAACCCACAGACTTAAAGGATTAGGAAATGCAGTGTGTCCGCAAGTTGCTTACGGGATAATGAAACTAATAAAGGAGATGAAGTAGATGTTAAAATTAATAAAGACCAGCGAGTTGTGCAGCATACTTGGCATATCTCGTCAGTGCATATACAAGTGGCGGAATCAGGACAATCCTATTCCTACGGCTGTAAACAACACGAATGGCGGAGGCAAGTTGATCAGGTATAAATTAGAAGACGTATTGGAGTGGTTAAACAGTAATGGAAAATCAGAGAAAGCCAAAATTTTACGCAAAGAAGAGGACTAAGTCCGGCAGATACATCACGATAGCCGAGGGTTTTACTCGGCAGGAGTTGATAGAGAGCATCAAATCGGACAGTACGACGTACAAGAAGGACGTAGATGTGCATGATCATCCTATTGGATACGGTTTTGCACATAAGGACACTAAAAGAAACAGGCAATAAAAATAAAGAGAGAGGTTTACTAATGGCAAAGAGATATTTTGACACGGACATATGGAAGAAGAAGTGGTTTCGCAGTTTGTCGCCGAGATATAAGAGCGTATGGTGGTATATCATAAGTCAGTGTGATCATGCTGGTTTTTTTGAGCCTGACATAGAGATAATGAGTATTTTCATAGGTGAGGAATTGGATGACGTTGAATTAAAGGAAGTGTTTAAGGAAAGGATGGAATATTTAGATAATGGAAAATGGTTCATCCCAAAGTTTATTCAGTTTCAGTATAATGCATCTACGCCTGAAGAATTGAATTTAAACAACCGTGTGCATAAGTCTGTTTACGATAAGTTACTAAAATATGACATTTCTTTTAGGGTCATCGATGAAGCTAAGAAGGGTCATACAAGGGTCATCGATGAAGCTTCCAAGGGTCATGCAAGGGTCATGCATGAAGCTAAAGATAAAGATAAAGATAAAGATATAATAAGTAATAGTTTTAAAAAAATAAAAAGAAAGGTGTTTAAGATTCCAACGGAAAAGGAAGTTGCCGAATATTGCAAGGAGCGCAAGAACTCGGTCAACGCATTGAAGTTCTTTGCGTTTTACGAGTCCAAGGGTTGGATGGTCGGCAAGAACAAGATGAAGGATTGGCAGGCAGCCGTCAGGTCTTGGGAGCAAGCCGACATGAACAACCCCGAATCGGACAAGCCCAAGACGAGAGCGTTCATTCAGGAATCGGACAGGAACAGACCCCGTGACTTCTAAGTACAAGTTCAGACCTCACAACGGCAAGCAGACGGATTTCCTAAAGTCCACGTCCAACTGGATATTTTATGGTGGTGCGAGGGGTGGCGGCAAGTCTTTGATGTTGGCGTGGAAGGCGGCACTCATACCGAGGGTATACCACTATGAGCGTTTGAGGCGCAGAATCGAGCCTGAAGAAGTGAAGACGCTGAAAGCCAAGGGCAAGGCTGTGAAGACCGTAATTGACGCCGTGTCGATAGATTTTCCTGATTATATCGGCATTCTGATGCGTAGGACGTTCCCCCAGCTCGAAAGGAACTTGAAGCCCGAATGCGATAAGCTGTATAAGCTCTATAACGCCAACTGGCAGGAAAGGAACAAGTGCTACGTGTTCCCTTCTGGAGCCAAAGTCTACTTGGTTCACTGTCAGGACAGAAGGGCTTTGGACAACTACATCGGCGGAAACTACAATTTCATTGGCGTTGACGAAGCGAATCAGTTCCCGGAAGACTGGATTGAAGAGCTTTCCACTTCCGCACGGACGGACAACGAACTTCTCCAACCGCAGGTATGCCTCACGTCGAATCCCGGCAATATCGGTCATATATGGCTCAAGCGAAAATTCATCGACCGCTGTCCGCCGATTGTCGTCGGCAAGCCGAAATACAGCGAAGAATTCGACGTCTATCATCAGAACCAGAAGGCTGGCGAACCTTTTGTGGACGATGAAGGCATCAGCTACCATTTCATACCGGCTACCGTCTTCGACAATCCGACTCTTCTGGAAAACGATCCCAATTACGTCAGGAAACTTAAAAATCTCAACCCGGTGCTTAAGGCTATGTGGCTTGAAGGAAGGTGGGACGTGTTCGCCGGAACCTATTTCGACAACTGGAACCCCATGCACCACGTCATTCCAAAATCAAATTTTCAATATGGGGTTCATTTCAAGAAGAACACCCACGCCCTTTACAGATTTTACGACTATGGCACGAAAGCACCATTCGTGTGTTTGTTCGCCGCCGTAGACCGAGACCAGAATATGATCATATTCGACGAAATAACCGAGACCGGGCTGTCCGCGTCCAAGCAGGCGCAGATGGTCAACGAGTACACTTGGGCGAACTATAAGCTCAAGCCGGATGATTTCGACGACGATATAGCCGACCCCGCCTACTGGACGAAACATTCGGAAAAGGAAGGTGCGCTGTATTCACCGGCAGACTTCTATGGCGATGATGGTATATTTTTGTCGAAGGGAAACAACGACCGCAAGGCGGGAGCCAAGATTGTCTATGAAGGACTGGAAGTGCCGGATGAAGGCGAGCCGAGGGTAAGATTTACAGAAAATTGTTTACAATGTATTGAAACATTTCCTAATTTACCATCGGCAGAAAACGACCCCGAAGATATTGATACCAAAGCCGATGACCATCACTACGATGCACTCCGGTACGGTTCATTAAAGGTTCTGCCCAGCCTTGCTATCTATGAAAAACGAAAAAAAGGGTGGCGGTATCGGATTGGTGAAGATAAGTCCGGTGGCAGCACAAGTTGGAAAACAGCATAATGGCTAAAGATTCATACAGCAACGATTCACCTTCCGGGTCACAATATGCGGCAGGAGTCCTGTCCAAACAGGCTGATAAGGTCTTAAAATGCTGGAAATACAGCCGGGACTCATTCGAGAATGCAAGGGAAGAATCCGAGAAAGCGGTGCGGTATATGAATGGCGATACATTTACGTCTGACGAAAGAACCAATGCTACCAAGTATAAGAAGCCGCTGCTTAAGTATAATATTATCACACCCATAATCAGCACCCTTGTGGGGAATGAACAACTCAACCGCAAGACAGCAAAATTTAAGCCCACTACCATCGAGTCTGTCGGTGTGAGCGATATCCTGCAGGGCAGATGGAACGCAATCAACGACGAGCAGGACTTGGAAGATAAGCTGCAAACCGCATTTATTGACGCTCTTTCAACGAAACTTGGCGGCTGGATTCAGCGGAGCTGGGAAGTGAACGAAGAAGGGTATCTGGATTTTAAGTACGATGTATTGAATAATTTCCGTGTGTATGTAGACCCGGAGACACGGGCAAACGACTATGATTTAACACATTGCCGCTGG